AATATAAAGCACCAGTGGTGTCTGTTGCAGTTGCTATTGTAATACCAGCTTCTCCACTCGCTTGATATACTACTAAGTTATCTGCACCAGAGTAATAACTTGTTGGCGAATCAGTTCCTATTCCTACGTTTCCATTTGGAGTAACAGTAAAAAGAGTACCATTAACATTTTCATTTAAATCAAAATTACCTGTAGTATCATTTCTGTCCATATACCAATATGAACCTGTACTATTTGATATTGCTAAACTACCTCGAACGTCTAAAGTTTTTACTGGGTCATTTGCATTTATTCCTACGTTTCCTGTACTCCCATCAATATACATCATCGGTGATGGGGAATTAAAGCTAATATCTTTTACAACGCTACCAGAAACAGATGAACCAATAGACAAAACTGAATTATCATTTGTGATAAATGCTTGAGCAGATGCAGTTGTTGAAGAACCTTTAATTTCAATAGCACCAGAACTTGTTATACGCATTCTTTCTGTATCGTTAGTTTTAAATATCATAGGTTGTGCAGTACCAGTTTCAATAATTAATTCATTACTTGCAGTTGTTACTATTGCACTTACCCTTGTTCCACTTGAGTTTTTAAAGTCAAGATTAGAACCACTTGAACCGCCTTGAATTGTAACATTTGTGAAATTAGCAAATGTACTTGGTGTTCCTCCTATTCCTAAGTTTCCATTATTTAATAAAGTCATTTTAGTATCTACTGTGGCAACTGTACCTGCTGTTCCTGAACTTGCAGTACCCCAAACCATATTCCCATCTTCTATACTAAATCTACCTGCTAAACCATCCATTACATATCTAAAAGCAGTTCCAGTATCAAGATATAAATTAGCAGCCATAGTTGCTCTGTCATCATTTGCATTACCCATTAGAGTCATACCTTTACCAAGTTGTATCACATTTACAACAGTAGAATTAACATTTGGCGTTATTCCGATTCCGACGTTTCCAGAACTGTCTATGGTCATTCTTGTACTATTGTTAGCCGTAAAAAGTAAAGAATTATTACTATTGTTATAAGCTACTTGACCAATACGTCCATTATCAGAATCACCAAAATGCAGTCCTGCATAACCAGAACTACCGGCAGTTATTGTTATAGAAGCGTGGTTTGATGTTGATGCGTTATTTTGAACATTTAAGTAACTATTAAAATAAGACGGCTGTGTTCCTGTTGCAGTTCCAATATTAACAATTCCAGAACTGTCTATACGCATTCTTTCTGAACCATAAGTTTTAAAAACTAAACTGCCAGTTGAACCACCAGTACCACTAATAACAGAATCATTACCACTAATACCTAATCTCATTTGGGTATTATTAGCAATAGCTGTGCTTTTTATAGAAAATAAATCTGCATCACTTGTACTTTCAACTTGTAATTTGTAATCAGGAGAACATCCAATTCCTACGTTTGCATTTGTTATAATAACGTCTCCAGATGATTGATTAATGTTAAGGTCTCCAACTGTGTTTACTATCCAAGAATCACTACCTGTGTTATATATTTGCAAACCATTGCTATCACCAAAATATGCTTTATTATTATCAGAAAATCTTAATGGGTTAGAAAATTGTGTTACCCCTGAACCTCCATCTATTCTAAAATATTCTTCGGTAGTTGTACCGCTTCCATCATCACCATAAAACTTTATATCACCATCTGCATTTTTAGAATTTATAAGTAAATTTCCTGTTGAATTATCTATATAACCATTAGAACCATCGTGGTATATTTGTAAATCATCATCATCACCTAACAAAATCTTACTTGTATCTGTAAAAGTTATATCATCACCTGCACTAACAGCAATATCAGTTCCGTCAGTAATATTGCCATTAGCTAAAACCTCAGAAAGCTCATTGTTTGCTCCAACCTGAGTGTCTACATACCCTTTTGATGCTGCATCTGTATTTGCACTCGGTGTTAAAGGAATAGTAACCTGACCTCCAAAAGTAGAAGTGTTATTTTCAAACAAAGTAAGATGTGTGTTTTCACTTCCTGCACCAGTTTTTGTTTTAAATACAATGTCACCTCCTGCAACTACGTTTTGAATTGTAGTATCACTATCTTTAAAAGTAATACCTTCTTCACTAAATATACTTCCAGAACTACCAAGAAAAATAGCACCTCCTTCTGTGCCTGTGCTTACTGTTATATCTCCTCCAAAAGTTGAATCAACATTTAAAACTTCAAAGCTGCTACTAGTATATTTAAATATAGGGCTACCAGATGAAAATATCATATCCCCCTCAGCATTAAGCACATTATTTAAAGATGTACATTCTAGCTCTATTGACTTGTTTTGCGTTACATTGTCTATCGTTAATTTAGTAGTTCCTGCTTTATTAATTAAAATATCTTTACTAAAAGTAAATAATGAAGAATCTTCTACCACTCCATTTGTTTCTATATTACCTATAACTAAATCTGCTTTATCATATCCTGTACCTGATATACTTACAGTAGTTGTTGGTTCTATTTGTAATCCTTTAAATAACCTGTATTTGCCTGTTAGAGCTTCTCTAAACAGTCCAGAGTATAGTGTAGTACTTGAAGGTGTATATTTGCCATAAAAACCTATATCTACTGCGTCTGTTGAAGTGTTGTTGTTAGCTAGTACGATTAACGGGTCTTTTACTGTTAATGTATCAGTCCCTACAGTTGTTGTGCTTCCTTCAACTACTAGATTTCCTATTACAGTTAAATTGCTTCCTATTTTTGCATCTCCGTAAACGTGTAGATTTAATCCTGATTCTGGAGTAACTCCTATACCCACTTGAGTTGTTGATACATATAATGGCGTTGTATTTCCTAAACCGTCTGTTATTTGTTTTGCTGTAGAACCTATTGCATCATTGTCTATTGACTTTAATAACGCATCATATGTGTTTTTTATTTTCGTGCTTGTTAATGTAGCCATTATTGCTTTTTAAATAAGTTAATAATTTCTTTACGTTCCCCTCTTTTGGTTTGTAAATCTTCTTTATAATACCCATCCGTTGAATGTTGCATCTTTATCAGGATTAATATCCTCATTAGTGTTACTTGTATATTCAGGAAATAAATTTTGATTATTAGCCATATAATCTATAAAGCGTCTTGTATAATATTCTGCAAATTCTCTTTCTTTATTTACTAAATAATCTACTTCATTTTTACTTACTGTTTCGCTGTTTTCTGATGAGTGTTTAAATACTCCTCCGTTCTTTACTTGGTAAGCTGCAAAAGGTAAGTAATCTACCATAGCAAAGTGAATAAGCATAGGTTGTATATAAGTGTTTACTAAACTTAAATAATCTCCAGTTAAACTATCTGCTATAATATCACTACTAATCTTGTTATATAAATCAGAACCTAAATAATTCCTTACGTGTATTTGTTGAGCTATTTTTATAAATTGAATAAATTTATCTACGTCAACTGAACCATCTATGATAGTGTTTCTTTTTATGTCTATTGGTTTTATGAATAATGCTGTTGCCATATTTAATATTTTTATCTTGGATTTTTATAACCTCTATTATCCATATCAAAAGGTCTTGTTGCTACTTCTTTTGGATTCTTATATTTTTTAGCAGCAGAAGGTCCTTCAAATCTTGCCTCTTTTCTATCATCTAATGGTAAACTAGATATTATTTTTCTTGCTTTACCTACAGATATTTTCTTATTACCTTTCTTTAAATAAACTCTACGTAGCCAAACGTGTTTACAATTTGGACCACCTTTATAAAGCCATATATTCATTTTCTCTCTACCTCCTACACCAAATCCAGGATTATTATCTTTTTGACCTTGTAAATCTTCCCATCTATATACTTTACCTGCTTTACTAGCATTTACCATTTTTTTACAAAACTCTCTAGTATTAGATTCTATATCACCTGCGTAAGCATATCTTATTCTAAATAAACTTGAATCTTGTTTGCTCTTTTTTCTTGCATCTCCTGTAACAACTGTAGCAAATTCAAAGTAGTTTTTAATTTCATCTTCATTATCTCCTGCAATACTTTCATCAATTAGAATCCAATCATCACCCATTTCATCACTAATAGAAATTAAATCATCTGCTATTTCAGAATGTTCTTTGTCATTTAAAGTTTCACTTAATTTAACTCCAGTTTCTTCTTCTCTTGTTTCTTCATCTACTACGTGCTTAATTTCAGTAAACTCTAAAGGTTGTAATGTCTTGAAGTATAAATGAAGTGATATACTATTAAAAGCTAAGATTTTATCAAAGGCATCTATTAAAAGGTTTTGGAATGGTCGTATAACAGTATTGTCCATTAACGTAGAAGCCGTTTTAAGCTCGTCTGCGTTGTTTCCTAACCCTGACTGGTCTTTGATACCTAAAAGCATTGGAGAAACGACCCTATGAGCTACCATTATCTTTTTAGTAGATTCTTCAGACAAGAATTGATATTGGTTATGTGCATCACTAAGTTGTACAGGTTCTATACTTGCAGCACTTTCTGCATTATCATTAAAAGCTAATATGAACTTACCTGCATTACTTGACCCACTAAACTTATTATATATTCTTTGTTCTATAAGACGTCTTTCCTCTGCATTAGGAGTACCGTTATTGAAGTTAATTAACATAGAAGGAGACATACCATTTAAGATGTTGTTTAAATGAAAATTAGATACTTCTTCTTCTAACTCTGCATATTGTAAACCACCTTGGTAATCTACAGGACTATAATAGTAATATCCTGAACGATATGGTTTAACATATAGTATTTCTATAGCTTCATTACTCGTACCAAATGCAGGTATTCTTAAGGGTTTATCAGAAGGTTTGATTTTATTCCAATCTTTCCAATAATAATATCCCTCTATATCTCCTTTTTCATTACACTTCTCAGCTCTAAGTGTTTCTACTGGCATATGCTCAATCTGTGCTATCTTAGTTCTATCTTTAGAATAAATAACCTGTATAGCACATTGACCCATTAATTTTAAATCATATGATAATCTTCTTACGCTATCATTGTCAAATAATGAAATCATCTGTGCATATTGTTCTGGTTTTTTATTTGAATTAGTTGCGTCTAATCCTTTACCATATATCATAGAAGATACTGCATTAATTATAGCGTTATTTGTTGGACTTCCGTTATACCTGTCTATAAGATATTGGAAGTAGTTATTGTCCTCTCCGTAAGAAATCCAATCTCTATTGCTAACTTCTTTTATTTTAGGACTTGTGTAAGTACTTAAATTTACTATTCTTAAATCGTTCATATTATTATGTAATCGTTATCGTGAGAACCTGCTGTACTATCAAAAGTAAATTGACCATCATTAATAGAATAATAATCATTGTTACCTTGGTTTATAGTTTGGTCTGTACAGAATACTTTATCTTTATATATTATATTAGAAGAAGTGTCTAACAATTCTAAGTCATATGTTCTACCCTCTTTTAATATTGAATTTCCTGAAGATGTATAAGCGTTAGAAATACTTAAATAATTGCCATCTATTGTTGGTGTTACAGTAAAACTAAATTCATCATTTAATGAATCATCTCTTACATTCAAAGTAGTTGCAGAAGTAACATAACTTCTAGGTATAATCTTTATAACTTGAGCAGATGCACTTGTAGTAAGTTTCTTCATACTTATATATCGAAAAAAAAACGATATTTTGTGTTATAAGCAAAAAAAAAGAGGACATATAGTCCCCTTAATTTTTAACTTAATTATTTATTATCCGTTACTAGGAGTTGCAGGTGATATCTTAGCTGCATTTACATTTCCAGTAATATCAGTAGAATCTGCACAAAATGCAGGAGCTGATACTTCTTGAGCTGTTAAAGAAAGAGAGAATGAACTTGCATCTCCCATAGCAGCTCCACTTGTGAATGAGCCACCAGATACCTCGCATCCGTGTTCTCTACCCATTAAAAAGAAATTACCATTGTAATCTTCTATAACGATTTGTGGTCGTCCTAAAGCTATAATTTTTAATTCTTCTTGTGTTTTACTATCTAATAGTTGTAATGAAATATTTAAAGTTGTTTCAAAGAAAGTAGTACCGTTTTCTCTTGAGCTGTTTACTGCTGTTTCCATAGATGAACTACCTTTAAGGTCGTATTGAAAAAAGTCAGGCGTTCCACCTATATCTACTTTTTCTGCATCTGAAGAATTATCAGTAACAGTAAGACCATAATCAGCAAAGTAAACTGTTTTAAGTCCACCTACTGACGCTTTACAAGGTATGTTTCTTCCTGTTGTTAATGTACAAGCCATATTATTATAATTTTTATAAGAAAGGGTAAGTAGGTTTAACCCACCTACCCCTCTATGTTAAACAATTTATTAAGCTAGTGTCAATAAAGATAGGTCACTTCCTATTGCATATTGCACGCCTGCTGAAAACCTCATTATTACTCGACAATTTTGAGAACCATCAAGGTCAGCCATATCTAATATTTTTACTTCGTTGTGGTCAGATAAAAGACCTGTACCAAAGTAAATGTTAGATTTTTGTCCTGCTACGATGTGGTTAGATGGCATACCTGGAGCTAATACAACTTCGATACCATCGAAAGAAAGTGCATTACCTTGGTTGTACCATAATCCACCTCTATTATCAACACCAGAACCTCCTACGCCATTTGCAGCGTATCCTCCTAGTTGTCTTATATATGATTGCCAAGCGATTGTAGGAACGTAGATTTTTAAATCTTCTTTTCCATATACTCCTGAAGGAAGTGAATCTACTACGTTTTCTAATAAACTGATAATGTTAGTTGAACTGAAAGCAGTTTCACCACCGTTAGCTGCATCGTTAACGTCTCCGTCTGCTGCTGCTAATACTGTAATTCCGTCAAACTCACCTGCGTTACCATTTACACCACCCCATATGTTTTGCTCATTCTTTTCTGCTACAAGACCTGCAACGTGACCAATCATAAAGTCAGAAAACTTTGGAGGTAATTTGTCATTCAAAGAACTATATCCCATAGAAATTGCTTCCCAATCTGAGATAAAATCTTTCTTACAAAGCTCTAAGTTTACTTGGAATTGCTCTGGTTGTAGGATTCTTTCTGTTAAAGTTACTGTTGCTGTGTCAGTAAAGTCACAAGTAGCGTCTTTGATTACGTTAGCATCTGTTGCTACTTTTTTGATTACATCTTTAAACTTTACGTTAGGTTTGATTTCGATGTTACCTCTTTCTAATGTAGGAGAACTTAAAAGAGCAGCAGAAATATACTTCCCTGAAAACTCACCTGCATAAGTACTTGTTATTGAAACTGTAGTTGCCATAATTTAATTTAATTTTAAGTTTTATTAATTTTTATTTTAAAAGTTTGCTATTTTGCTAAATACTATATCTTTAGTTGTTAAGTTTCTCTTTTGAGAATAAACAACTTTGTTTAACTCCTCTTTAGCTTCAGGAGAATGTTTGATAGGTTCAGAAGCAGGTTTTGAAAGTTCTTCTTTAAGAGCTTCATCCTCTTGACAAGCAAGTTCTGTCATTTTTTGTGACATCAATTCTTCTTCCCTGTGCATTTCTTCTTTTTTACCTTCTTGCATTAATTCTTTGATTTCTTCTACCATAGATTTAATTTCTGCAAGTTCTTGTTTAGTAGCGTATTTATCTTCTTCTTTTAATTCTTCTTCTTCAACAACTTCTTCTTCAACAACTTCTTCTTCTTTGTCTTTGATTTCTGAAATAATACCGTCCTCTACAACTACTAGTATCTTACCATCTTGTTCCATTTCGTATTCTCCGATTGGTAAAGCTACTTTGTCGTCATCAGTTAAGATAAACACTTCTTTTCCTGATTCAAATGATTCTGCTTCTAAAACAGTACCATTTTCTAGTTTAGCTTGAGCAAGTTCTACTTTTTCTTCTGTAGATAATTCTACACCCAAGACGTTTTTGATTTGATTTAACATTTCCATAGGTTTCATATTAATATATCGTATTTAGTTAATTATTTTGCATTTTTAAACATCTCTATTTATACTCCCTATACCTTGTGCGTGTAATGAACCATCACAACACTTAATACTATAGGTTTCTTTATCCCAACAAAGACAAGCTCTGTTTCCACCTTGTGGACTTACATTATAAGTAGTATCATCCATAGTTATTTTATTGGAATACAATTAGGTACTAATCTTCCGTTTTTTCTTTTCATTCCATACTGTTCATATCCTGATTGACAAGGTGCTTTTAGAGAGTGCTTTTCACAAGGCATATACCATATCTTACCTTCGTATTCGTGTTCGTGATATTTATCACATCCTAAGTCGTTTGCCATTTCCATAGCTTTCTCTTTTGTTGAATAAGCCAATCTATCGTCTATGATTGCATAATCCTCGTTTACTTCCATTGAAGCTAATTCTAGCTCTCCAAATTCTTTAAGTTTTTTAGCTGCATATCTTTTGCCTGATAAACCTCCCCAAAGTAAATAAGATATAGTCCCACACGCTTCTGTATCTGATTCGTTATAATATTCTTCTGCTCTTGACAAATAAGAATACATACGTTTTATAGTTTCTTTACTTATTGGTTTTCCTTGTGCTAATTGCTGCGCTCTAATCTTACCAACTTGCGTAGCACATTTATTGTTTACTTTTTTGTTAAGTTCTAAACCTCTTATAGCATTATTCTTAACTGTATTAGGATAATCGTTATATGATTCCATTATCATCTTCTTTCCACTCTTTGTTCTTTTATCACCCTTTATGATTCCTTTAATAGTTGATAATAACTCTTGTGCTTCTTCTTCTTCAATCTTTGCTAAGTCATTTATAGTTTTGTCTTTAGGTCTTTCCATTTTATCTACAAAGTATCCCTCAATACTAAACCCTTTAACTTTACCTGTTTTTACATAATCTTTCCATACATCTTCGTTGTTTACTTTAACCGTACCCATCCAAGTGCCTACAGGAACACTCATATCATACTTTCTGGATTTATCGTGTACATCATCCTCTACTATCCAACTTTCAACAAGAGACAAGCCATTTAGAGAATATTGATGTTCTAAAGTTGAGTTGTTTTGGTTGCCTTTCATTAAATACATTTGGGATGCTTTTAAAACCGTATCTTTAGAGAAGTATATATAATATTCATCTTCTCCACTCCTTCTGTATATAGGTTTGTTAGGGATTAATAAAGCTCCCATTAAGATTCTCTTTTCTTGGTTGACTTCTGCTAATTTTATCTCATCACTTTTTAAAGCAACGAAATCTTCTTCGATTGCAGGATTCTCAACAATGCTTATTGCTTCAATCCCATTTAGCTCCTCATTTTCATCTAAAATAAGTTCTACTATCTTCATAATTATATATCGTTTTAAAGTTTATATTTTGTATTTTATCCTATAGAAGCACCATCAACTATATTCCTATCTAACTCTTGTGCTGTAGTTACATCATTACTAACCACAAACGCTTTAACAGGTTGTTGTTGTTGTCCCCCTATTGCTTCTGCTAATTGATTAGTTCCTGAAGCTCCTACTAAATTAAATGCAGGAGGTGAAGGTACTGATGGTGCAGATGGTGTCCCCCCTCCTGCCGATGGTGCCGATTTACCTGCTAAAGACGGAAGTTTTGTTGATGATATTGCTTTAACTTGTGCCATACCAGAAACTATTGCAGCTCCTGCTGCTGCAGCACCTAAAACTGGCCCTATTATTGGAATACCTGCTAATGCTTTATATGAATCTTGTGCTGATTGATATGTACTAATTGTGGCTGCTGCTATGGCTGCTGCTTTACCTGCTGCCGATTCTTCACCAAGTATAGTAGCCATATTATTTAAACCATCTTTTGCTAAATTAAGTTTTTCTTTTTGAGTTATATCCGACCATTTTAATTCTTGGTCTGATTCTTCTTCAGAATATTTTGCTATTGCTGCTGCTTTTGCTTTAGATAAACCTTCAATAGCTAAACCCTGTTCTGTTGCTAAATTAATTAAATTATCATAATGTTCAGTCGTCTTTTCTATTTCTAAAGCTCTTCGTTCTTCTTCACTTATTGCTTCTGCATCTCTAATTTGGTCTTTTAAAATTTTTAATTGAGCGTCTTGTTCTTCTTTTAACTTTTTCTTTTCATCGTCTTTTACATCCTGTTCTTCTTTAGCTAATGTTGCTTCATCTTCAATAGCTTTTAGTGCTGCTGCTTCTTCAGCTTTAAGTGCTATAGTTTGTGAGGTTACTTCTTTTTGTTTTGTAAGTTTAGCAGTTTCTAAATTAATAAGCTCTGCTTTCAATCTAGCTTCTTCGTCTAAATCTTCTTTAGTAGATTCTGATAATGAGTTTTCTAATTGTGTTGCTTCTAATCTAAGTTTAGCTGCTTGGATTTCTTTGTTAGTTATTTCTTCTTCTAATCTACCTGCTTCTTCTAGAAAAGCTATTCTTTCTTCTACTGAAAACTTTTCTTTATTTACTGCTTTTTCTAATAAATCTGCTCTTGTTCTATCTGCCTTTGCTCTTTCTACTTGTAATTGTCTTTCTGCTTTATCTGCCTTAGCTCTCATATCAGACAACTCTCCTGCAATAGCTATTTCTTTACGAGTTTCTTCTCCAAAGTTCTTTATTCCTTCTGTAACCTTAGCTATAGATTCTGCAGCTTCATCAAAATTTAAAGTAATTACAGATAATATAGCATTACCAAAGTTTCCAAGTATGTCTGTTACGTTTCCAATAACTACTGAAATTTGATTAAGCCATTTAGCAAATTTATTTTGTCCTTCTTCTGAATTAGTTAGAGCTGTAGCAACTGAAGTAATAGCTAACGCAATAACACCAAATAAACTAGCTTTTAATAAACCGTTTACAGTCATTAAACTTTTAGCAAAACTCTTAACTGATTTTAATGCACCTTTAAAGCCAGATACTAGACCACCAGTCATTTTATCTCCTGCATCATCAATTGCAGTCATATCCTGCTCCGTCTGTTGTAAATCTTTATTTAAATTTTCAACTTGCTTTTCTGCTTCTGCACTTTTTACATCTATATCTATTACTACTTTTTGAGCCATTTTATTTCTGTTTTTATTTGTTTAAATGTTTCCCTAAATGTTTCAGGAAGTTTGTACTTGCCTTGTGCTATTCTTATATTCTCTGTATCTCCTTTTACTAATTGGAGTAATTCTAATATATTTTTTATCATACTTCGTTTAATAATTCTAGTTGGCTTTCTCCTGTTTTTAAATTTGTTGTTATGCTATTTATTTTGTAACTTCTGTTTCTTACTATGAATCTATCTGCAAGAGTATAGTTTCTTAATATCTTCAATGGTAAAAACGCTTTCATTTTTGTTAATCTTCTTTTGGTGTTAAATACATCTTGTATATATGTTTTATATAAATCCTCAAATAAAGTACCAGAGAAGTTACCACTAGGTTGCCATTCGTTTGTTTCTAATCCAAAGTGTAAAGCAGTATCGTCTGTACTAGAATCTAATGCAACTGAATTACTTGGTATATAATAACCTGTATAACTTGATTCAGGAACTTCTGTTTCATTAGAAGCATCTGGCAAGAAAGATATAGTTTGTGGACTAGAGTTATTATATATTGCATAAAACAATAATGGTTCTCCTTTTATTGGGTCTAAGTTTTCATCAATCATATATCCTACCTGTACGTTCTTAATAGTTCCACCTGTACCGTCTGTTAATCTCTCATATTGCATATGTTCAAAAGGTACTTCTATCTTATATATACCTCCGTCAAGTGCTTCACTATTATCATAATTTAAAGACCCCCATTCACGGTTGTTTATTTGATTAAATACTGATGCCAATAATGATTTAGTACTTTTAAAACTAAATGATATTTCTTTATATGGTAAAGCTAAATCAACTTGACTTTGTTCCATATCAACGTAATCATCTATAACATAGCTTGTACCTGATGCGTAGAAGTTATCTAAAGTTTCTACTTTGATAGTACCATCATCTTGTGTAAATGCAGTTAGATTGAACATACGGAATAGTCCTGTAAGGAAATCTATAACCTTAATTTCAGGTACATTTTGAGTAGGTTGGAATTGTATAATTTGTACTATTGATATATTAGTTGCTGATATTGTTTGTTCATTAGGTTCTGCAGGTGTTGATATATCATCAAATCCTAAAGTAAATGTATTAAAGGTCACAGAACTATTACTTCTAACAAAAACAGTTAAATTACCATCTTCTAAAGAACCTATAAAAATCATATCTAAAGCAGTTTGGTTTCCAGTTATTCCAACAACAGAAGAAAATAAATTACCGTTTCTAAATATAAGTACATCATACGTTACAGCAGTATCACTCATTAGCGTTGTTAAACTAATATTAGTAATTTTTCTTTCCACTGTTAATGTTTGTCCTAGTATATCGCTAGATACGTAAACAGGACTTGGAGTAGCTGCAAAGCCAGTAACTTGTGAAGTAAAGGTTTGGTCGTCTTGTATTAGATTCCCTTTTTTTCTTTGCATCCATAAATATAGATTGTGATACCTATCATTTGTTGTATTGAAAAAATCTGTAGAAAAACTTAATCCATATTCGTTTTCTATTGCTTTTATAATTAAGTGTACTCTTATTCCATATTTTAAATCAGACCACAATACTCCGTGATGGTGAGTACCTCCTCCAGTATGATATGCTAAGTTAGGAGTATCTGCAACGTGTGTTGTAGAATCATAATACAATCTTTGTGAATGTGATATTAAAGGAGCTATAATAGAATCTGAGTAAGTAACACTATCAACTACTTTATCATAACCTGATTGCAATCTTAACAATACTTCAGTAGCATCATAATCTATAGTAAAGTTATTTAGCCACGTTAAAGCATCTAAGTTGTCTTCTCCTAACAAATCTTTTAAATCTACTGTGTTTCCAAAGAACGTAATTCTATAAGCATATGGCTTGTTGTTCTTCATATCTACTCCTTCTAGTTTTATCTTGCCTTTTTCAAATGGTAGATAGTTGAGTTCTATAGTGGAGTTCTTCTTTATTCTTGCATCGAATCCATTGACTATATCATAATTGTAATAATGCTTAAATATCTTATTATTGTCTTTAGATGCAGGTAGTGAAAAGGTCTTAGTAAAGTTTG